AGAAATTAAAGAACATAGAATACAAATATCTATGTCTGATTGTCTTAAAGGTAAAAGAGTTGCAATGAGAACAAATAAAAATAACAACATTGTTTATCAATGTATTAAATCAATGGCTGAGCTGGAGTCGAACATAGATGGTAGTAAAAGTATTAAAAAACTTATCCTCGAATAAAAGAGTATATCGTAAGCATAAAGAACATGCTGAAGATATGTCTTATGAAAATGAGCTTGAAACTTTTTTAAAAGAAATTTCTAACAACACACCAAATGACAAACAATTCGAAGAAGAAAACTTGGACAAGAAAAGTTAATCAATCTTTCCATTGTGGTTATTGTAAAGTTTGTAATAAAGAATTAACCTCAGATATGGGTGGTTGGATTGTAACAGCCAAAAAAGAGTACTTTTGCCATGATGGTAAAGATGGCTCTTGTTTTGATCAATATTGTGAGTCTAAAAGACTCTAGGAGCAACGTAGAGTGCTATTGGCAGCATAATGCGACCTTGCCTATGTATTAAATTTTATGCTTATTCTGGACTCTCTATGACTCATTAAATAGATATCAATTTTATTAACAAAATTGTGGGTAAATATTACAGTATTATTTACTGTATGTGCGTAATATGTTATTTTGTAACAAAGGAGAGTTATGAAAAATAAAAAAAATCAATACATACATGAGGGTATGGATCAAATAGCAAATGATAAATCTCTTGCTAGACACAATAGTATAGGTGAAAGACTTAAATTACATCTAATAAAAGCAGAGCATATAATAAGTACTAAAGAAATGCATAAAGGTTATACCTTTTGTGCAGATTTAACTAAATATGAACTAAGTCATTTTAAACAATTTAATGATAATCATGTTTTAAAATATTTCGATTGCGTAGAAAAATGGAAATTATTATTAGAAGTTATATTAAGTTCTTCTAAAGCAGAAGTAATTTATAAAGAACAGTTAGCTAAAAAAATAAGATGTTCACACAAAACATTAAGTAAATATATTAATGAATGTGTAGAAGCAGGTTTTTTTATATATTTAGATCCAATAAATAGAAAAATACAAGATAAAAGAATAGTTAATTTAAGACCTAGTGAAGATACAATAGTTGCTTATATTAATTATATGGTAGAAAGAATGAAAGATTGCGTTAATTTACTTAAAAATCATAGTAAAATGATTATTAATTAAGTTTATTACCATCTTCTTTATATTTTTCGGACTCAACTGTAGCTAATGCAGATTGCAATAAGTCAATAACAAAAGACTTTTTTTGATACCAAGAAGATATATTCATAGTTGAAGACACTAATGCAACCAAAGTTGCGTCAACATTATTGTGTTTTAATAAATCTATTGTTAAAAAATCGTTAAGATCTTCTACTGTTTCTTGGCAATGCGATAATCTTAATTTTCTTTTTTTAAATTCTTTTTTTAGATCTACTAAAGATTTCATATTGACAGGGTAGGGTATTTTATGATTAACTTAAACGCACTTATGTCAGGAACAGATTATCAATATCGTAAGCTTTATGAGGTTTTTGAAGAAGTTAAATATCTTAGACAACAGATTAATTTAATTTGTAAAAGAATGGGTATTAAATACCAAGTTAATAATACTAATCCTTATGATCCAAAACATATATTTAATTTAGATCCTTTTTTTGAACCAGAAGAAATTTTTTCTGATAATATTTTTGGAGAAAATGGTCTTGAAGACAACACCAAGCAGCACACCAATGTACTGAATTACAATAAGAAAAAAAAGTAAACACCAAGTAGAGTAAACCATGACAGGTGTATATTACTATTTAACCTTACTGGACTACTTGATGCTTACTTATAATTTATCGAAGTCTAGCATCACCGAAATAGCCCCTGCTAGACGGGTGTAGTTGCGAACTACAATGGGTGTGTAATCGATAAAAACGAAACATTGGAACGAGCAATCAAGCCATCACCTTGAAACTGGATTAATATTAAGTACCCCCAGTAGTTTTACGATACATTAGTACACCAATGCTTCTATCTTTCTATAGAAAAGAATTTTGTTTAAAGTAAGCAACAATCTTTTGAGCCTGTGGCCAATTCCAACATTGCTGCTTACTTCGAAAGGAGCTAAGTGACTAGCTTAGCCTTACCCCGAAGGGTATTCATTAAAACTGTTCTTTAAAATCGTCAGATCCTTCATTAGATGGAGCAGAAGCTGCACCACTTGAAGTTTTAGGACTAACCATTCTAACTACACCAGTAAATCTAGGTACAACTACTTCTGTTACATATCTTTTTTGACCACCAGAGTCTTGATAAGATCTAGTTTCTATTTCACCTTCGACATATAACATGGTACCTGCTTTAGCATACTTGCCCATTGTATCTGCAATACGAGGATCAAATACTACAACTTTATGCCAAGTAGTTTTTTCTTCTTCTTTAAACTTCTTGTTAGTTGCTAAAGACATATTAGCCATGCTGTCGCCTTTAGAAGTTTGTTTAACTTCTGCGTCAGCACCTAATCTACCTATTAGTATTACTTTGTTTATCATTTGTTTTCTCCTTTGGTTTTAATATTTTAATATTATTATCAAGCTTATTTGCTTTACCTTTTGCTATTACATCATCTGGTAATTCATCTTCTGAATACACAAAACCATGTAAACCTAACAATTTAAGAACACATCTATCGTAAGCACGTTTTTCTGCCATAGCATATGGATAACCACTTGCTTTAACATTCTTAGGAGATGCTTCTCCATAAGAACATACTTGTATTTTCTTGTCATTACCTTTGTCTAACACAGCAGTACATTTTACACATACAATACCATTTGCTGAATTAGTTTCTATCTCATCAAATTTGTATTTAATGCTATTTTTTGCACCTGCTAGTTCTATGTATCTGTGATACATAACCCAACTACCATGACAATCCCATAAGGCTTTGTAATTACCTTGATCGTCTTTTTGATCTAGCTCATATTTTTTTAATATAGCTAAAGCTCTACTATCTATTGGTTTACCCATTATATTCCTTTCTCGGTATATTGATTATTAATATGAGTCTTACTAACTACATATACAAATGCAGCTTTCTGACTTAGATTTTTACGTTTATCTTTACGTTCAATTTTATTGAGCTTGAATAACTCAGTCACTCTTGGTCTTACAGTAAATGGACTGTAATTTAATAACTCTGCAACTTCATCAGCAGTAGCACCAAAATTTCCTTTATTAGCAATAACATTAAAAACTTTATTCCTAATAGTTTCTACACCTTCTTTTATAGCTTCAGCAGCTTCTATAGAAGTTTCAACCTCTTTATGCCCTGGATAAGATGGGTATGATTGTTCTGCCATCACTAAACTCCTTTTGATTAAAATTGTCAAAGCCAATATGTTCTGGTGGCTCTTTTTTAGTTTGCACAAAATGCCAAAACAAAACCTCAGCATTAAGTAATTGCTCTTGAAACTCTGCGTCAGCAGTAATTTCTAAAGCTTCCCATTTCATATTTCCGTAAAACGCAGAGAAATATAATTTAGGATAACCTGTAACCATTAAGTAATGTTGTATTTGTGCTTTGTATTTGTCAGCTTGTTTTTTAGAATTAGTAAACGCATTAGTGTGCTTACATTCTAACAAAGCTTTGTCATCACCTAATATTAAACCATCAACGTGTGCATACATATGAGGATAATCTTTATGAAAAAAAGTTTCTTGTCTTCCAGTAACTTTTAATCCTGTTTGTTTTTCAAACCATGTAATGTTAAATGGTTCTGTATGTACACCCATCTGTACTGGTAATACATCAGATAAATCTACAGGTTCGGCATCGCCTGTTTTTTCTAACCACAATGTATGCCATTCACCATTGTATAATTTAGTAGCATCACTACCACCAATACCTTGTTTTCTATCAAAACCTTCTTTCATTATTTTTCCTTTCCTACATAATAACAATTTGTAATTTCAAAATGATCTCGATCTATAACTTGATCAGAATCAAAATTACCTGAGTTAACTATTTCTTTTGCTTGTTTTTTTGTTTGACACATAATTGTAACTTCGTTTGTTGTTTCTTCTTTAAACTCAACTTTAAAAACATTCATATTGTTCCTCCTATTTTGTAAAAATGTTTATTTTTCTTGTGAACTTCTTTTAACAATATCTCTAACCTTGAGGCCCAAAGTTGTTGCACCTTTACGTTTGATTTTTTTCCATTTTTCTTTTTTTTTCTTTTCATGTTCTAACCTCAACCTTTCTATTTCATTAACAAACTTGTAGGGTAGAGTACCTTTCAAGATCATCGTTGCATTGTGATTGTAAACATCGTCATTAAATTCTATTTCTTTGTAGAATTTTAATAACCTCATTCTAAAAGCTTGTTGCCTTATATGAGGTGCTGCGTAGTCTATGTTAGACTTCTTCTTTAGTGTGAACATCGGTTTCCTTTACAGTAAATGTATTTTCTTTAGCTTTTTCTAAAAGATCATTTAGAAGTTTTTCTTTACTTTTAAATTTATCTGTTATTGATTTAGCTTTAGTAAGGTAGTGAACAGCATCTAGAAGTTCTTCTATTGTTTCAGCAATCCATTGGTCTAATGGTCTTTCATTAGCTTCCATTGTCTTACCAAACTTGTCCATACCTTGTATGTGTCGATCAAGAATTAACTTAACGACTTCATTTACTATAGGATCGTTTGTTATATCACCTGGATTAAGATCTGGGTTGATTGTCATTGTTTTGCACCTTTGGTTGTAATTGTATTGTCATATTTAGAGCATCTGCCCAACAGCAGAATAACCATCCACTTGGTTTTCGAATGCCACATTCCCACTTGCTTACTAATCCTTTTGCAACTCCCAAAATTTCATCCATTTCTAATTGAGATATATTTAATTTTTTTCTAGCAGCTACAAATTGTGGGATTAAAGCATTGTGGAATAAGGGGCCTAAAGCTTCATTAGCCATTAATACCTCCATTATTTACTCTTTTATTAGTTAATAATGATGATTTAATAAGAACATTAGTGAACACTAATTTAGGGTAAAAGTTATCGGTAGTAAATAAAGGTAGACAATACAGGGAGTTTAGTCTATTACTACCGATAATTAATGGTTTCCAAACCAAATCAATTATCCAATTAAAACAAATCATCAAAAAAGACAATACGCACTTTATTACTGTATAATATGGTAAATGTTTCCTATATGTTCTACCTATTGTGCGTAATAAACTAACAAAGAAATTACGCAACAATAGGGTTGCTTGTGCAACACACAGTTTTACAACTTATCTAGGTTGTTGCTAGGATCGCCCATGGGATTTTAATCCTGTAGATCTAAGGAAAATTTACCTAGCTATTAAAGACTTAAACATATGACTATGATGCTTTAAATTCGGTAGCAAAATCAAATATTTAAACTGTTAAGTTGATGTTTTAGTTGATTATAAATATTGTGATTTTTGTCATGTTTCCAAATACCTTTCATTGAAGATTTGGAATTAACATGAAACAATATTGTAGTGTGATCTAACTGTAATTTATAACCAATCATTGGTAATGAGTTTTGTGTACTTTCTCGCATTAAATTAATTATCATAGATTTAGGAGTAATAATGTATTGCTGTCTAGATTTACTCATAATTTCTGGCATACCTATTTTAAAATAATTACAAACTAATTTACAAATTTCTTGAAAAATTTCTGGATTGTTTGCAATTTTAGATGGAACAGGGGGTACATATTGTAACAATGGATCTTTAGTTTTTTCGCTTTCTTGAACACCAGCTTCAAATCCTAATTGATATATACGTTGCTCTTTGTCTGATAACAAATCGTAAGCAACTCTAATAGCATATATAAATTTATTTTGATCTAATTTACTTATGTGTTTTTGATATAATTGTTTTATTGTCATACATTTCCTTTACGTCTTGAAGCTTCTAATGTTCTCCAAACTTCTATTTTCATTTCTGCTGTTTTTCTTTTATTTTTAAGTTCAAACAGTTCTAAATTAATAGTGTGAAGTTTTTTAATATGATTTAAATAATTAGCAGATGCATAAAAATCTTCAGTAGCTTTTGATACTGATAATTCTGATTTGCTTATGTATATGCCTTTAATACTTTTAAGCATATCTTCACCATACGAAATTTCTGCTTGTAGCTTAGAATAACTTTCATCTGTTGCTGCTAAATAAGTTAATAGTTTATCAATGTCCATACATTCCTTCCCATTGTTTGCTGCTAAGCATATTTGCTACTGCTTTTTCTCTTTTTCTTGATACGTTGTAAACTGATCCTCGAGTGATTGGGTGTGTTGCCCAGTCAGTCGCTGTTTGGTAAACTGCAAAAAGTGTACTGCCGTACCTGTCATTATATTTACACCATAAATTATCCAAATGATTAAGGACAAGAATGCTGTCATGCTCAATATCCAAACCTTTTTTGTAAGGTTTAGCAGCGAGTGTTTTTCTAAATAGTTCTGTAACATCTGATGTATTTACCTTTCGTTGTAACATTTTGAACATTTCATTACCTAGATCTTCATGATCTTGTAAGCCAGATCTAAACTCTGAAACAGAATATGAAATATCTTTTCTAGAGCTGTGTTTATTGTAAACAGTAAAAGTCCAATCTGGTCTAACCATACCGTTCATGCACCACATATACATTGAAGAAAACATTATTTGTTGGCCCCATTGACCATCAAGTGATGAGTATATTCTTATCTGTGGAATTATTTTTTCTTGTTGACCTTTGTGTTTAAAGGATTCTATTTGAATATCTTTATTCCAAAAGTTAATATCACGTCTATATTTACGACCATTTGCATACACATGGTCTTGAGTAGTGATTTCAAATTCTTCCCAATTTGGTAATGCTTCTTTAATTACATCATTAACTTTTTCAGCTAATACTGAATAAGGTCTAACAACATAATCTTCTGAATGAATACCAAGTAATTGACCAGTATCTTTTCTTACTAAAGCATATCTATTTACTGTTTCATTTTGTCCGTACATTGGTTTTAATCCTGTACCAATGTTTGGTTTTATATCGTCTAAATAATATAATTGTTTTTTCTCAACTTCAAAATACGCACTTTGATCTATTGTGAGTAGATTATTCGGCAGCTCTTTGTTAATAGCTAAATTATTCATAATACCTCTTTCTTTCTTATGTTTCTAGCTCCCTCTTATGGGGGAGTTAGTATTAGTTGGCATGAAGGAACAACCTTGAACTTCACACCAACTATTCAAAGGTGTATTTTTTTATTCCCAAGGGTAATACACAAACCTTGTGTTTATACATCTTGCGATGCCTAGAATTTTTCGTATTTTTCACGCAAATAAACTTCTACTAATGTCTTAATAATTTTAGACATTGATAGTCTTTCTTTAAGTGCATGTTCTTTTAATCTTGTATGTAAGTCTTTACCTAAACATAATCCCATTACTCCGTATTGTGATGCAATACTTTGATGTTTTGGTTTATGCTTATCTAATTCTGCATCTATTTGATCTATATTCATTTTTTACCTTTTTTACGTTTTGTTTTTTTACTTGGGTACACAGTTTCTGATCTAAATGTATCTAACCATTTTTTATGTTCAGCTATTGTGTGTTTTTTATTTGTTACTTTTGTTTTCATAATTAAAACCATTCGGCAGCATCAGCTACTTTCCATTCTACTTTTTTCTTTTTATATTTAATGTTACTGCGTTGAGCAAAATCTATTGCTTCAGTTTCTAAAACAAACACTTGGTTAGTAAACAACCTCCAAGTTTTTTTTGGTTTAAATATGATGCAATAAATAGTTTGCATTATCTATCTCGTGATATTGAAAAACTTGGATTAATACGATTAATAAAAGTTAACATATGCCATACTGCAAGATCATATGGTTTCATTCTTGTTTTACAAAAACTAAACGATATGTCATCACCTTGGTATCTTTCGCTACCATGAGGTCTAGCATGTTGTTTAATTAAAAATGTTTCATGTCCGTCTTCATTTTTACCATTGAATACAATTTCATCTGTTGTTACAGTTTCATCGTCAATAATATTTGCACATACTTCTTTGATGTATTCGTATTCTTCTTTTATTTCTTTCCATTGTTCATCAGTAAAATCATTATGTTGATGCCAATAATTTGTATATCCCATGTTATTATCCTGCGTTATCTAGTTTGTATTCGTATCTAGCTTCTTCAGCTTTTTCGATGTAATCGTGAATTTCAAATATAGTAGAAATGCCTAATTGTTTTAAACCTGCAATATATGCATCAGTATCTATTTTGCATTCACCAT